GAACAAACATCACTCGTGAAGATGGATGGAAGATACTCTGGAGCAGTCACTCGTGGCGACATTGCGTTAGGTAAAATACCTACCAAGTTATTCCAAAGTAGAAGTAAGTTTTACAGAAATAAGTCTGACCAATTAATGGAAGCTGTTAACAGTCAATTAATGAGAGGAAATAATTCTAGTATGCCTATTTCTAATTCAAGTAAATCGACAGTAACAAAAGGTAGACAACCTACTTTTCAAAAGTAAAACTTTTTGTTGCTTTTAATAACAATCAAAGGAGAATGAACTATGGCGAGTGTAAATGCCCCAAGAGGGTTACAAATAGCTAAAAAGAATGGTGATGGTTCTAACTCTACTGGTGTACGAACTATTGATTTGAGCAACGCAAGCCCTTTAGTGGCTTCAGCATTAGTGCCTTCAGATATTTTTACAGGAGACCCTATAGCAATAGAAGCTGCAGGTACAATTAAACCTTGTGCTGATGGAGTATCTATAAAGTCTGCAGGTGTTTTTCAAGGATGTAGTTTCGTAAATGCTAGTGGAGAACAGAAGTTCGCTAGAAGTATTACTGGTGGAGTTACAGCAACTGATGTAAAAATTCATGTTGCAAGTGACCCTGACCAAACATTTTTTATCCAAGCAGACGCAACAGTAACTGCTGCTGCAGGTTTTGGTGTTGGTGTATTCAATGGAGTTTACATTGCAGGAGCAGGAAGTCATAAAACAGGACAAAGTGGTTATGTTTTAGATGCATCTGGTCCTATAATATCAACAGGAAACTTAAGAGTTATACGTAGAGCACCTTGGGATACAGGTATTGGAACATCAGCAGGTGTGACAGATGCTTATCCTTGGTATGAAGTACGTACGTATTGCTAACCATATGGATAATTTCATAACAGCAACTATAACAGGTTAATAAAGGAGAATAACACATGGCTATAAATAGAGCTGCGATAAGCAAAGAACTCCTTCCTGGACTGAATGCAGTATTTGGGATTGAGTATGGAGAAGTTAATAATGAGCATGAACCACTATATGAAATAGAAAATTCAGATAGGTCTTTTGAAGAGGAAGTCCTCTTTACAGGATTTGGTACTGCTCCAACTAAAAATGAAGGAGCTGCTGTTGTTTATGATGACGCAGGTGAGAGTTATACATCTCGATATACAAACGAGACTATAGCTTTAGCATTTGCGATTACTGAAGAAGCAATGGAAGATAACCTTTATGATACTTTTGCAAAGTTAAGAGCAAAAGGATTAGCAAGAGCTATGGCTAATACTAAGCAAGTAAAAGCTGCTAAACTTTATAACGAAGGTTTTACTACAGCACAAGGAGATGGAGTAAGTTTATTTAATNCTGCACATCCAACTNTTGGNGATGGAAACCAGAGTAATACAAGTACTGCAGCAGCAATTGCTGAAGGTACATTAGAATCTGCTATTATTGCAATACAAAAGTTTAAAGATGACAGAGGTATCTTAATTGGTTCTTCTGCTGTGTCTTTACATGTACCAGTAGACTTAATGTTTACTGCTGATGTATTATTAAATACACCAGGTATTGTTGGTAGTGCAGACAATGACCTTAACTCTGTAAAGAACTTAGGAGTATTTCCAAGTGGATATATGACTAACAGAAGATTTACAGATGTTAATGCTTGGTTTATAAAAACTGATGTTCCTAATGGTTCAAAGATGTTTAATAGAACACCTTTACAAACCAAGATGGAGCCTGACTTTGATACTGGCAACTTACGATTTAAGGCAAGAGAAAGATATTCTTTTGGTGTGTCTGATTGGAGAAGTTGGTTTGGTAATCAAGGTGCTTAACCATTAATAACTAGGGAGGGTATTAACGTACCCTTCCTAATTTAAGGAAACAACATGGCTACAAATATAAGAACAGTTAATAAAAGAGGTGGAGATGGAGTTATCATTGGCACCACAGGAAGAACTAGAATATTAGGAGTTCATTCCTATTCTACTGTAGCAGGAGTAATTGCTATTGGAGATAAAACAGGAGCAGTAATAACTTATGAAGTTCCTGCAAGTGCAGAATCAGATATGTACTTTGGAGAAATGGGTGTACTTTGTAGTGCAACAGTTACTATTTCTACACCAGATGCAGGTAGTGTAACTTTAATAACAGGATAACTAAATGCCATCCTATTCTTTTTTAAAGACTGATATAATAAATACAATAGAAAATGATTCAACAGAGTTTGAGAATCAAATACCTTTTCTATAGAAAAATCTGAAGGTAGATTAATTAAAGAACTGGATGACCCAGGTCTAGATAATTATTCTACTTTTTCATTTACAGTTTCTGACCCAGTAGTTAGTTTACCTGCTGATGCTTAGTAGTACGTAATGTAAACTATACAACAAGTGTTTCAACAGCAGCAATTCCTGCTAATTCAAAAGTAAATTTATTACAAAGAACCTATGAGTATGCAATAGATTATTTTCCATTTGCTAGTGCATCAACAGGAACACCTAGATATTATTCAAGAAAAACAAATACACAAATTTATATTGTACCAACACCTGCATCTGCAGTATCAGGTGAAATACAATACACACGTAGACCTTTAGCATTAGCTAGTGCTACAGGCACAAGTGCAACAACTTCTAATTACTTTAGTGAGTTTTGTTACAATGCATTATTTTCTGCTTGTATGGTAGAAGCAAATTATTTTATAAAAGATTTTCAAACACTAGCAAACTGGGAAGGTCAATATAAAAATTCTATAGATGGTTTACGTAATCAAGCTAGAAGAATGAGACAAGATGATATGGAAGTTGCAGCTAGTCCTGCAGGTGGTCCTAATCCAGTTTTAAAAGGAGCTAACTAATGACTATTAGTAGAGTTAATGCAGCACAACAAATAATAAAAGTTAATAACAAAAAGAAAAAGAAAACTAAAAAACATAAAAAGGGAAAAAGATAATGGCTATAAAAACAATAGGTAAAGCTGCAATAAAAGCAAAACGTCAAGCTGCTAAAGATGCTATTAAACGTAGTAACAAAGTTATTAATATTAAAGAAGGAACTAAATTAGGAGAATCTAAATTTGTTAAAAGTTCTAAAGAAATAAAAGATAAATTTACAAATAAATTAGAAGAAATAAAAGACTTAAAAAAAAATAAAAAAGTTGCTATAAAAAATTATAAAGGTTTTAATCCTAAACAAATAAAGCTTTCTAATGCTAACCAAAATATAGATGCTTTATTTAAAGAGTTAAATGGACTTGTTAAAGGATTTGGAAAAGGTTCTAAAATAGGAAAGTCTATACCTAAAGCTGAAAAAATGTTAACTAAGTTAGAAAAACAAGCTTTGGGACAACAAAAGCAAATTGATAAAACTATTGATAAAAAGTTAAAAGAATCAGGTGGTAAAAGAAAAATAACTAAATCTAAAACTTTTATAAAGAAAAAACCAAAAAAAGGAGAAAGAAGTCCTACAATAACTGAAGTAAAAGAAAAAGTTAAAATTGATAAACTTAGACCTAAATCATCTAAGATAGGTGCTAATGCAAAAATTCAAGCAAGATTAATAGAAAATCAATTAAAGGTAGGAACTAAAAAAGATAAATTTAAAAACTTAAGAACTGATTCATCATTTGATATGAAACCTTTAATGGGTAAAGCTAGAGAAAATAAAATAAAAGAATTAAAAGAATTACAATCACAATTTGATAGAAAAAAAGGTGGACCAATTATTAAACGTAAAAGAGGAGGACTAATTAAACCTAGAGGTTATGGTGCTGCTCGATATAAAGGGAGAAAATAATGCAAATAAAAACATCAACATTAATAACAGGAGCTAACGCAAGAGTTATGAATAATTCTACTGGTCACGATACAAGTGCTAAACCTACTGGTCAAGGTTATGGTGCAGCAAGAAAAGGACCTGGAGTAAGAGGACCTATTGAAGCTCAAGTTAAAGAAGATTCTAAAGCTAAAGGAGAATAACTAATGGCTAAAAAGAAAGTATTAGATGCTGTAGTAAAACGTGGTCGTAAATCTAAAAGAGGTAGACCTAAAACTAAAAAAGAAGTAGTTAAAAAAATTGTTAAGAAACAAGACCCTAGTAAAGTTAAAAAACTTCCTGGTGAAAGTGATGCAGCTTATAAAAAAAGAAAAGCTTTAATTAATAAATTAAAAAATCAGTCTATAAAAGAAACAGCTAAAGACTCAGGTAAAAAATTACCTACTACTAAAGATAGAACTTCAAGGTCTATGACTATTCCTCTTAAAAGAAAAGAACAATCTAAAGCATCTTTTAGAAGAAGAGTTATGCAAGGACTACAAGGTGTAACTAAAAAAGGTGAAAGTAAAGACATAGGTAAAGCAGGTTATCCTGTATCAGAAACTATGAGAGAGTTAGGTTATACTGGTAGTAGAAAAGCTAAAGTTGATTTAACTGATAAAGAATTAGAAGCTTTAGGTTTTCAAATTAAAAAAGCAGGTGGTATGTTAAAATCAATACCTACAGGAAATAAAGGATTACCTAATTTACCAACACCTGTTAGAAATAAAATGGGTTTTAAAAAGTATGGTGGTAAAATAAAAAGATTAGCTATAGGTGGTGGAGTTGCACTTAAAGGTTTAGGAGCTACAAGAAAAAAATAATGGCTAGAAAAAAAGGCACAGGTATGAAAGGCATGACAATTGGTAAAGGTGATAAAAGACCTACCAAGTCAGGTGCAGGATTAAGTGCTAAAGGTGTAGCTAAGTATAGAAGAAATAATCCTGGTAGTAAATTAAAAACTGCTGTAACAGAAAAAAAGCCTACAGGTAGTAGAGCTAAAAGAAGAAAGAGTTATTGTGCTAGGTCTGCAGGTCAAATGAAGAAGTTTCCTAAAGCAGCTAAAAATCCTAACTCAAGATTAAGACAAGCTAGAAAAAGATGGAGGTGCTAACTGTCATATTTAATAAGTAATATTCCCCACTTTAAATGTTGGGTACGTAAAGAATTTACACACAATCATTTAAAATATCATGGTGAATTTTTACATGGAATAGCATTTGCAGTTAATACAATACCAGATAGATGTTTATCTTTTC